AAATCTAGAGATTTATATAATGATAAATTAATAGAAACTACTACAAATCTTCTTAATGATAAACCAACAGTCTCTGCTGAAGTTCCTCCTTATAAATTAAAAGATCAAGATTTTATGAAAGATCATTATATTGAACAATTTGATATTGATAAATTATCAACTGATGCAAAAACTTTTCAATATAAATCAGAAACTAATGAATTTGGAATATCTGATAAATTAATGGGTGTTACAAAATGGGATCAACCAAGTGCAAGTACTATTTTAGTTTATGAATTTAAAGATGGTAGATTAGCAGTCGTTGATGGACATCAACGATTTGGATTAGCAAAAAAATTAAAAGATCAAAATCCTAAATTATATGGATATAAATTTAGAGAAGAAGATGGTTATTCAACTACTTTTGCAATGCTTTCTGGTGTTAGTCTTAATTTAAGACAAGGAACTGGTACTGCTATTGATGCTGCAAAAATGATGCGTGTTAAAAATTTTGATATTAACTCTATTGCAGACACTATGCCGCCAAAATCAGAAATGTTTAAAACAGCTCAAGGTTTAACAAAATTATCTGAAGATGCTTTTTATTTAGTTCTTAATAGATCAATAAATGACAAAGTAGCATCAAGAGTTGGAGAAATAATAACTAATAAAGATTCTCATGTAGCTATTATAAATTTAATGAAAAATCAAAAATTTGATAATCTTCAACAACTTGATATTGCATTAAGACAAGTTAATGAATTGCCTGTTGTTAAAAGCAAACAAACAACTTTATTTGGTGATGAAATTTTTACAGAAACTTTAATACCTGAAAGATCTATATTACTTTCTAATGCAGTTAAAGATTTAAGAACAAATAAGAAAGCGTTTTCTATTGTTTTAAGAGAAGAAGATTTATTGACTTCTGCCGGTAATAAGTTAGATAATATTAATAATCAAAAAATTTATTCACAAAATGCGAAGATCCAAGAAAAAATTGAAATCCTTGCAACCAGAGCTGGACAACTCTCTACAGATCTCACAGAAGCAGCCAAGCTCTACAAACAAGGAAACAAACAAGAAGCAGGAAAATATTTCAGAGGAGCTGTCATTAGAGCAGCAGAGAGAGGCGATTTTGATGGGATCAATGCTAGCGGATCATCAAACACTTCTACAATTAAAACTGAAATACAAGCAGGCACTCCGGAAATCAGACCAGAATCAGAAATCATAGAAGAAAAATTATTTTCTGATCCTGCAGGAAAAGGTGTTCAGTTACAAAATCAAGCATTAAAAAATGAACTATTAGCAGAAATTGAACTTCCTCCTGTTAAACCTATTCAAACTGATTTAACTAATTCCAATTTAATTAGTTCTAAACCATTAAATGTTAATGAAGAAAAATTATTAAATGATATTAATGATAGACTTGGAAAAATTACAGTAGATGATCAAGATGTTATTGATATTAAAAATTCTCAAGTTATTAAAAATATTATTGAAAAACAAGATGAGTATTATTCTATTAACAGAACAGATAATGAAAAAAACTTTAATAAAGAAAAAAGTAAAATTTTAGGATTTACAAAAGAATTTTTAAACAATAGAGAAATTATTGTAGGAAAAGATAAATACAAAGGATATAATGAAGCTCTAAAAGTTATATATAAAAATGGAGCTGAACGTAAAGATCGTATAGTTCATATTATAGTTGGTTTACCAGCAGCAGGAAAATCAAGATATACTAATGAATTAAAAAAAATAGTAAAAGGCATTGTTATTGATGCTGATGATTTTAAAAAAATGTTACCAGAATATAAAGATGGTTTAGGCACTTCTGCTGTTCATAAAGAAAGTAAAATGGCTGCAACAATATTTTTTAGAAAAGCAATCGTAAATGGTGATAATATTATTTCACCAATTCTTGGTAGATCAAAAGAAGCTCTAGAAACAATGATTGATAAATTAAAAAAATTTAATTATGAAATAAATATTACACACATAGATGTTCCAGTAAATACAGCAAAATTAAGAAATTTTAAAAGAGCTATATTATCAGGAAGATATGTTGATGATAATATAATAGTTAAAGAAGTTGACGATAAAATTAAAACAAACTATAATAATGTTAAAAAAGAACTTATAAATAAAAAAGCTCAAATAGATGGAAATATTGAAACAGAAGTCAAATACATTAAAGGATCAAGAGAAGAATTTGAAGAAGATATACGAAGACGCGGAGAATTACGAGTTGGATCTCCTGAAGCAATTAGATCAGAATTTGTTGAAAGAACTAGAGTAATAACTACTTTAGGAGAAAGAGCTGTTGATCCTCTTGATCAAGAATTTTCATTTAATGTTAAATTAGATGACACAAATGAACAAATTCCAGAATTAAAAACATTAAGAACAATACGTGAAGAAGAAAATCAAACTAATTTATTTATTGAAAGATTGAAAGACTGTATATGAGTTATAAAGATTGTATTACAAATGGTGTTGCAGAAGGTAAAGTTACCAAAGATCAAGCCGATGAACAAATAAAATTATTTGATGAAAGAGTAAAAGAACATTTAGGTAAAGGTTTATCACAAGATGAAGCTAAAAAATTAGCAGGAAAAGAAGCATTTGATTCCTTTAAATATGATGCAATAGAAAAACAACGTAGAGATTTATTGATGTTACAAAAACAACAAAAATTAATAAAATTTATGAATGAGTATAAAAATTATAGAGGAGAAAAAGATTATGGAAATGCAGCTGTAGCAACTTTAGCTCCTGATATTATGAACACAAGAGTTAATGTAGAAACCTCTACTAAAGAAATTAGAGCTAAATCTCATCAAATAATGACAGATTTTCTTGAAACATTTAGACCCAAAATTGGAGGATTAGCAAGAAACAAAACAACTTTAAATTTAGTAATTAAAGAATTGTTTGAACCTGGTTCAACTAATAGTCAATCAGCAAAAGAATTAGCAGAAGCATATAATACATCCAGAGAATATTTAAGATTAAGATTTAATAAAGCCGGTGGAAGAATTGCTTTTTTAAAAAATTATGGAATACCAACTATGCATGATGTTCTTGAAATAAGAAAAGCAAATAGAGAAGATTGGATTAATTACACAATGGATAGAATAGATTTTAAAAATATGATTAGCGAAAGAACTAATTTACCTTTTACTCAAGAAACAATAAGATTGGCTTTAACAGATGTATATGAAAATATTATTAACGAAGGGTTTAATAAATTAAAACCTGGACAAAAATATTTTCCTGGTTCTGTTGCTTCTCGTTATACTGATCATAGATTTTTAAAATTTAAGAACGCACAATCTTGGCTTGAATATCAACAAAAATATGGAAATTCAAATGTATTTGATGTTGTAAATAGTCATATTGATAAAATGAGTAGAGATATTTCTTTAATGGAAATTTATGGTCCAAATCCAGATGCCACAATTGCTTGGATGACAACTCTTGTAAAGAAACAATCTAAAGCAGATGTTAGTAAAGAATTAAGATTACCTCAAGCAGAAAAAGAATTAGCTGAAGTTAAAGAAAAACTTAAAATATCTAAAGATCCTTTAGAAATTGAAAAATTAAATAGACTTGTAAGTGAATATACACAAGACATTGCAGAAGCTAAATTATTTCAAAGAAAATCAATAGGAAGATTTATTGGTATTGATGAAGAAAGTAGAGCAAATTCTAAGATTGAACAAATTAAAAATTTATTTGCTTATCATAAAGGAGCATTAACAACTCCTGTTAATAATTATGCTGGAAGAACTTTTGCAGGATTAAGACATTTTTTAACATCTGCTAAATTAGGTTCAGCAGCAATGCTTGCAACAACAGATTTTTTTTATAGTGCAACCGCTTCTAAATTTAATGGATTACCCCAATGGAGAACTGCAAGAACAACATTAAAATTATTAATTGATCCTTTACAAGGAAACAAAAGAGCAAAATTAGCTCTTAGATTACAATTGGGTGCTGAACACTGGAGTGCTTTAGCTTATGCAAATACAAGATTTATGGGTGAAATAGAAGCGCCTGAAATTGCAAAAAGATTATCTGATACAGTATTAAGAGCTTCTGGATTATCACACTTATCACAAGCTGGTAAATGGAGTTTTGGTATGGAGCTTATGGGGTTTTGGGCTGAAAATGTTAACAAAACATTTAAAGAGTTACCACAAGAAACCCAAAGTCAATTTATTAAATATGGTATTAACGAAGGATCATGGGATATTATTCGTAAAACAAAATTATATGATGCAGGAATTGATGATGTTAATTTTGCAAATAAAGAAATGTTTTTTTTAAGACCCGATGAGATAAGAGCAAGAACTGATTTACCTGATAATATTAGAGAAGAATTAACAACAAAATTATTAAATTATCTTAACACTGAAACAAATTTTGCAATTCCATCTACATCAGTAAAAGGAAGAGTTTTATTATCAGGATCTTCTAAGCCAGGAACTGTGTCTGGAGAAATGGCGCTTTCAGTTTTACAATGGAAAAATTTTCCAATTACTTATGTAAGCACTCATATAATGAGAGGATTAACTCAAAATACTTATACAGGAAAAGCAAAATATTTAGTTCCTTTAGTTATAGGAAGCACACTTATGGGTGCTATTATTAATGAAATGAGAGAAATAACAAAAGGTAGAGATTTTACTACTATTGAAAAAATGAAACAATTTAAATATTGGTTTAAAGCAACAGTAGTAGGTGGTGGTTTAGGATTTGTTGGTGATTTTTTAGATCAATCGCAAAACCAATATGGCAAAAGTTTACCATCCTATGTATTGGGTCCAGTTGTTGGTTTTGGTGCTGATGTTGGAGAATTAGTAGTTGGAAATTCATTTAAACTTGCTTCTGGAAAAGAAACATCTTTAGGTAATGATGTAAGTAATTTTGTTAAACAATATACTCCAGGTGCTTCTGTATGGTGGATTAAATTAGCATTGGAAAGATTAATCTTTGATCAATTACAAAAAATGATTGATCCTAAATTTAATAATAGAATATCAAGAAAAATTAGAAAATATAGAAAAGAAGAACAAAGGGGATATTTTTGGAAACCAGGAGAATTGTTGCCAAGAAGATCACCTGAAGTAGATATATTAAGATAAATATGATAGACATTAACGATTGAATTTAATATAGGGAATTATGACAATATCATCAACTACAGTTAAAGTTAGTTACAGTGGCAATAGTTCAACTACTGTATTTGCTTATACATTTAAAATATTAGATGATGATGAAATTCAGGTTATTATTCGTACTTCTGATGGAACTGAAACAATAAAAACTAAAACAACTCATTATACAGTATCTGG